TCGGAAGTGCTTCACGCTTTGGCAGAAGCGGAGAAAAAGTCGTGGTAGGATAGGCCAGATGCTCCAAGCCAAGGACTACATCGTTGCCGGGACCCCTGTTGTGGCGTCCATCACCCTCTCTCAGGTGAATCAAGTTGCTGGCTTGGTGGCTACCCTTCTCGGAATTGCATACCTACTCTGGAAATGGCGGAGGGAGGCCAAGTGAAGAAGGCGGATATGCCCTGCAACCAGCCGATGAAGAGCTGGAGGGCGGGGAAGAAGAAGGTGGTGAAGGCCTGTGCGAATGGACAGGAGAGGATTGTCCATTTCGGTGATAGCTCGATGAAGGACTTTACCCAGCACCGCTCCAAGGAGCGCCGTAAGTCCTATTGCGCCCGTTCCGGTGGCATCAAGGGCGGGGAAGGCAAGCTCTCCGCCAACTACTGGGCGCGTAAGGTGCTTTGGTCCTGTTAATCCTATGAAGAAATCATCCGGTTGTAAGCATCGCAAAGGTCACGAAAAGAACGAGTCCAAGAAGGAGCGTATGATGGAATACGGCTCTATGAAGATGCGTAACCACGGGACCTCCCGTAAGAAGTGCTCTTAAGATGCCTCTCACCAAGAAAGGGGAGAAGATAAAGGCCTCGATGGAGGCCGAGTATGGCAAGGAGAAGGGCCAGCGGGTGTTCTACGCTGCGGCCAACAAGGGCACGATTAAGGGTACGGATTTCAAGCGGAAGCGGCGGTAAGTGGTAGGATAGGTGTATGCCTGTCCTGTCCACAGTTGGTGCTGCCTCTTTGCGGGCGTTTGGGGCCTTCCGTCAGGGGACGGTTGCGGCCAACTTCATTTCGGCTACGGGCGGCACGGTTTACGTTGATCCGACCAACGCAGACTACAAGATTCATCAGTTTACGTCGAATGGTACGTTTGCCATCTCTGCCGCTCCAGCGAGCCCTTCGGTTGAGGTGATGATGGTTGGCGGCGGCGGAAGTGGCTTGTATGGCGGCGGCGGGGCTGGTGGCTACGTCTACAGATCTTCCTTCACCGTTTCTGTTGGGTCGTTCAGCGTTGTAATTGGCGCTGGCGGTGGGGGAAGTGGAGGAGACACCACGTTTTCCGGTCTAGTGGCTCTTGGTGGTGGTGGTGGCGCAGGCAGCAATGGCGGTAGTGGTGGTGGCGGTGTAGACGGCAATGGCGGTGCTGGCCTTCAACCTACCTCGGCCACCGGAGGATTTGGCAACAAGGGTGGCGATTGGACCTCTTTCGGTTATGACGGTGGCGGTGGCGGTGCCGGAAGTGCTGGCGGAATGCCGTTTGCTGGTAGCGGAAGGACTGCGGACATCATTTCCTCGTCTGGCACCTATGCCACATTTGCAACCGGCGGCACCGGCAACTTAAACAGCGTATCGACTGCATTCCCTGCCGTGGTAGCCAATTCCGGCAATGGCGGTTGGGGCGGCGGATACGATGATTCAAACGGCAATCCTGTAAGCTTTGGATCTGGTCAGGCTGGCATTGTCCGCATCCGCTACAAATTCCAATAATGGCACGCTATTCCAAGTTTGGCGCTCTCGACTCGGCCATTGTTGATGATGGCGACGTAGGCTTCACGAAGGTGAACAACCGCCTGCGGCCTGACCAGCTCAAGGCTGGCGAGGTGGCGGCTAGTTCCAACGGACGGATGGACATCGAGGGCGCTTGGCAAACCCGCAAAGGGCTGGAGAGCTTCGGTCCCACCCTGACGGCCAACACGGAGTCCATCCGGCTGGCTAGCCCTCCGGTGTGGTATCTCTACGCTACGGCCAGCATCTCCTCGGCTAGCCGGTCTGGCACCACCGTAACGGTGAATACGGCCACGAACGCCTTCGTGACCAACACGCTGGTGAACATTGCCGGGGTGAGCGGAACGATAGACCCCACGGGTAACCGGGTGATTACGGTGGTAAGCACCACCCAGTTCACCTTCACGATCCCCGGGGCCACGGGCAGCGAGACGTACACGGTGAGCTCTGGTGTGGCTGGACCGGCCAAGCTGACGGCTACGCAAACGACTGGCGTCTACGGCTCCTGCCTGTTCTCCGACCCGTCCAGCCAGAACGCCAACTACATCATCCGCGCCACCAACCAGAACGCCATTGCCACCCCTGTGACCGGCGGGTCGTCCACGACCATCACCTACCCTGCTGGCGTTTCCATCTCGGCGGATGTCGAGCTCCTGCAATGCTTCGACAAGGTGATTATGTTCCGCGAGGGAGAGGCGGCGCTGGAGTGGGATGGAGACCTGTCTGGAAGCCCTGCCTTTACGACTGTGGCCAATGGAGTGTACACCCAGCCTGTCTACTTTGACGCAGCCGGGAACGCCTCCATTACGGACGGCGTGGTCACTATCACAGCCAATTCACACGGGCTGGCTGTTGGTGACACGGTGTACGTCATCGACCGGGCGTCCTCCGAGCTTCAGGAGGGCGACTTCCCGTACACGGTGAGCGATGTGCCCACGGCCAACAGCTTCAAGTTCCTTGGGCAAGTGCCGGACATTGCCTCTGACCGCATCGTGGTGTCCAAGAAGATAAGCTCGGGCAAGGGCTTCATCCATATGCCTGCCCCGGGCTGGGGCTACTACCACCAGCGGCGCCTGTGGGTGCCATACTGGTACGAGCCGGGTACTGGTTCCTACACCGACAGGAATGTCAGGGATGAGATCATTGCCTCCGACATTCTGGACAGCGACACCTACGACCGCATCCAGAACCAGTATCGGATTACGGCTGGCGTGGCCGACTATGTGGTTGGGCTCCAGGCCTTTGCCGAGGACAACCTTCTGGTCTTCAACCGCAATTCCATCCATCTGGTGAGGGGAATCAGCGGGTCGGTGGCAGACACCTCCGTGCAGATGGTGACATCTGAGGTGGGGTGCGTAGCCCGCCGGTCCATCCTCCAGATTGGGAATCAGGTGCTATTCCTCTCCGACAACGGAGTGTACGCAGCCGCGTTTGGCGACCTCTACAATCTCAGAGGTGCTGGCGTCCCGTTGTCGGAGCCTATTGCAGCCACCATCCAGCGCATCAACAGGGACTACGCCGACAAGGCCGTAGCTGCCTACTTCGACAACCGCTACTACCTCGCGGTTCCTTTGGATGCGTCCACGACCAATAACGCTATCCTCATCTACAACTTCCTAAACCAAGGCTGGGAGTCGCTGGATAACACGGGTCAAACGGGCTGGGTGATCGACAATTTTGTGGTTGCCGAGAACAGCGGGTTTGCCTCCCTGTACACCGTAAGCCCCAATGGCTCCATTCACCGGCTGGATGGGCGAGAGGATGGCAATGACAACCTGTCCATCTTTGCTGGGGTGCCTGCCACCATCTACCCCATCTCCAGCAGCGTCACCACCCGGCAGTATTCCTATGGGACGATGGACCGCAAGAAGTTCAATTCCTATGAGTTCCACATTGAAAGCTCTGCTTCAGAGTCATCGAACGCGACGTTCTCGGCGGAAGTGGAGAATCCTGATTCCACCTCTACTCTTGGCACTCTCTCAGGTCTCCTTGGCACCAATCTGGCGGTAGCCGAAGATGCCTCCGTGCGTGGTAGAATTGGGAACAAGCGCGGCTATGGCATCCAGATGACGGTGGCCCCCACGAACGGGCGACCCAAATTGAGGGCCGTAAAGGTGCAAGCGATGCTTACCGACCCAACCATCTCTCAAGCCTCCTAATATGCCCGTCCTGTCCAAAGGCACCACGTTCGCCACGGGAGATGCCCCCACGGCTACCACGCTCAACAATCTGGTGGATAATGCCACCTTTGCAGCCGATGCCGTGGACAACGCCACCACCCAGCTTTCCGGTGGGGCGGTTATTGTTAAGGATGGGGGAATCACCCCAGCCAAGCTGTCCACGGGTGGCCCTTCTTGGACCTCTGGCGGGGCCCTGACGGCAACGTCGATCCAGAACAGTCCTATTGGCTCGTCTACGGCCTCTTCCGGCGCGTTTACGACACTTTCTGCCACGGGTACTACCTCCATCTACGAAGTGCTGGAAAAGGCTTCTATTGCGGCCACTTCGCTTACAGGGACGGTGAACTACGATGCCCTTGCCGGGGCGGTGCTCTATTGCACCTCAAATGCATCTGGCAACTGGACCCTCAATGTCCGTGGAGACGGCTCTAACACCCTGAACAACGTGATGGCCACGGGCGACAGCCTGAGCTTGGCGGTGCTTGTGACTCAAGGGTCAACGGCCTACTACCAGTCCGGCTTCCAGATTGACGGGTCCAGCGTGACTCCCAAGTGGGCGGGCGGCACCGCTCCCACCGCTGGCAACGCCAGCAGCGTTGATGCCTACACCATCACCATCTTCAAGACGGGATCGGCTACCTTCACCGTCTTCGCCAGCCAGACCAAGTTTGCCTAATATGGTGTACCAAGCCACAGAGGAAGTCGTTGCCATTGAGCCGCAATTTGCGGATGTGGCTACCTCCGTTTCATCCAAGCAGGCCATCGAGCTACAGAAGATCGAGGTGCTTGAGCGCTCGTTGCTCAACGCTCCGCAGGTGGACTTCCCACTTGAGCACGCCTTCGCGCCCAATGTCTACATTCGGCAGATTACGATGCCGAAGGACACGATTGTGATCGGGCACCAGCACAAGACTGAGCACTTCAACATCGTGCTGTCGGGCAGGGCCAGCGTGTATTTCGAGGGTCAGATGCGGGAAATCGTGGCACCCTGCATCTTCAAGTCCTCTGCCAACGTGCGGAAGGTGCTGTTCATCCACGAAACTATGGTGTGGGCCACCGTACATCCTACGTCCGAAACCAATCTCGATAAGCTGGATGAGGAGCTCATCATTAAGAGCGAGTCCTTCAAGCAACACCAGATCGACATCGCCAAGGCTAAGGAGCTAATGAACAACCAAAAGGAGACACTCTAATGGCTTGGGCAGCACTCGGTGCAGCAGCAATCAGCGCAGGCGCTCAGGCGTATGGCGCCAACAGGGTGGCCAAGGCGGGGAGGGTGAATGCACCCCCGCCTCCCGAGCCGGTGGACGCCGGGAGGGCTGCTCGTGCCTATCTCCTCGGGATGTCCGATCCCGATTTACAGCGCGACCTAATCAACGCTGAGGGCACATATCGCCCGCAAAACCTCATCAACACGGCTCGGGACGTTCAGACCAGCCTGATTGGTACGTCAGAGAGCAAGGGCACGCTGGACTTCCTTAGCGACTCAGCCGACCGGATGGCGGCGCTTAATCAGCGCCTCAGCACTCAGAATGTTGAGTATACGCTGGATCAGTTGAAGGCCTATGGGCCAGAGGCTACTGCTGCCTATATGGCGGCCAACCCCGGCTTCGCCAATGCGGTGAAGCAGATGGAGAGCCTTGGTGGTCGTCAGGTGAGTGGCTACCTGAATGCGATGGGCGACTTGGCAATGTCGCCCGGGACTGGGCAGCAGATTACGGCCCGTGGCATCAACGCTCCGGCTAACGTGCGGGCCGACCAAATCACTTCCGGTGGCACGCTCACCCCTGAGCGGGTGGCGGCTGAGCGGATTGCGGCTGAGCGAGTGCGGGCAGGACAGGTGCAGGCGGGAAGCATTGGCGCGGGCATTCTAGGAGAATCCCTGTACCAGCAGGCCCTTCAGGGCCAGCAGCTCAGCCCCCTGTCGCAGGCCCTTCAGCAGCAGGGTATGGCTCGGGCAGCCACCCCGGGCCAGCTCTCTGCTGAGGAAATCCGTGCGGCTACGCAGGGCTCCCGAGAGGGCTATGCCAGTTCTGGCCGACTGATGGACAATGCCTCCATCACGGGTGAGGCTCTTGCTCGTGCGGGTGCAGCCCGTGAGCGCTCTGCTCAGGACATTGCGATGGCGCAGCAGATCAATCAGCAGCTCCTTGGGGCCCAGCAGATGGGCCAGCAGCTTGCCACGGACGTTCTTCGCACGGACATTCAGCGCCAGCAGGCCAACGTGGGCAACCAGCTTCAGGCTGGTCAGTTCAATGTGGATGCGATGCTGCGTGGCGACCTCGCCAACCAGCAGACCAACCTTCAGGCCAATCTGGCCAATCAGGACGCCTTCCTCAAGGCGGCGCTGGCCAATCAGCAGACCGGGATGCAGGCCGGGATGTTCAACATCCAGAACCTTCAGGACGTACAGCGGCTCAATCAGCAGGCCAATCTGCAAGCTAATCTGGCCAATCAGCAGATGGGCTTCAATGTGGCCCAGCTCGGCTCTGAGCAGGACCTTAGGGCTCAACTTGCCAATCGCCAGTTTGGTCTGGACGAGCTTACGGCTCGCTTCAACCGTCTCAACACCACGACGGGGATGGAGCAGAATATGCTCAACGCCGACCGTTCGTTTGCCAATCAGTTGGCCAATCAGTATGGCAACATCACGCCTGCTGCGCTGGCCCTGTCTGGCATTGGTCGCAATGCGGACGCCATCTCGATGGGCGGCAACGCCCTGAACACGGCGATGAATATGTCCACGCGCAACACGCCTGAGCTGTTCAACCTAGATGCTGGCGTCAATCTGGCCCTCGCTAACAACGCCAACACGGCCAACTACAATGCCGCCGTGGCTGGCGCCGCTGGTGCGGCTGCCGGGGCCAATGCAAAGGTCACCGGGGATATGTACGGCAACATCGCCAAGGGCCTTGGAGCTGCGGCTGGGAACATCAACTGGGGGAATGTGTTCGGAGGCAACACGACTTCCTCCACGCCCCCTCCTTCACTAGCCAAAACCGGAACCCCGTGGAGCGCCCCCGGCAGCGGATTTAGCTACGGAGGCGGACGCTAACTAAACAAAACTATGGCAGCTATTGGCTCAGGCATCAATCCGGCCCTTGGCCGTGTAGACTATTCTCCCTTCCTGCAAGGGGCGCAGATGGCTGCACAGGGCCGGATGCAGGGCTCCAATGCTCTTACCGAAGGCGTCTCGCAAGGCTTTCAGGACTACCTGAAGAAGCGTGAGCAGAATGCCGTTTTGGAAGGCCGCAACGCCTCGTTAGTTCAGGCCTTCACGCAGGACCCGACCCTGAAGCAGTTTGCCCCCAATCAGAAGGCCTTGGATGGCCTGATGGCCAAGATGGCAAAGGGCGGCGGACTGACGCTGAACGACAACATCAAGCTCAATGCCGAGCTTCAGACGACTGTGGATATGGCCGAGAAGGCCCGCGAAGCAAATCGTCAGGCGGAAAACGTAAAGTACGTCCAAGCTCAGACCAAAGCCTTGATGGACAAGGCGGCTGAGGATAAGCGTGTGCGTGATTCGATGTCGGCCACTATGGCCGAGATTGGAAAACTTGGCCCCGGCGCTACTCTTCAGCAGATCATCAACATTGGTGTCGCCAACAATATGCCGCTGGATAACCTGCGGTCGTTGGTTGGAATGAACATTGACGCCGCTCAGTTTGCTAGCAACCTTAAGATTGCCGATGAGAACCTGAAGCGGGTTGAGAACGAAAACCTAGAGGCTGAGCGCAAGAGGAAGGCATTTGCCGATACCGTTAAGGCGTTTAACGGACAGACCTATCGCATCATTGATGCACAGGATGGTACGAAGGTATTTGAGCGCCTCAACCTGATTGACGGAAAGATGGAGGCTGAGGTCTTGAAGCAGGGCTCTCCTGCTGCGGCTATTCAGCAAATGATCTTCCGGCAGGACGAAACTGCCAAAATCTACGCAGAATACGTTGGCCTGATTAATCGAGGAGATATGGATTCTCCCGAAAACATCTCGATGCGAGATAAGTTGGCCGAGAGGTACAACATCATCAACAAGGACCCGGCAGGCCTTGGCGTTGAGCGTGGCGAGCTAGATAGGAAGTGGGCAGGTGGCGTTATCAACCCGGATGCCGCCCCGAAGGGGGCCGGTGGCTCTTCGGGCAAGTCTAGTGGCATCAAGAATGTTTCCCCTGCGCCCGCTGGGGCCAAACCTACGGCTGCTGCTGCTCCAGCTTCTACTGGTCCCAACCTCGGACTTGCCGCTGCATCCACGGGCTTTATGGGCGGCGCCCAGCCCTTTGGGAGCCCGACTCGTACCTCGACTCAGACCCCCACTCAGACCCCGCAGCAGGACACTAGCATTGGTGCTCCGGTGCCGCCTCCGGCCCCGAATGTCGTCCTCCCCCCTCGCGGGGTTGACCTAGGGTCGGCTGCCGCCTCCACGGGGTTTATGGGGCAGGCTCCTGCGGCCCTGCTCAATTCGATCCCTCCCCGGCCTCGGTCCGAGCCCTCCGCCATCCCGTTTGGTATGGAGCCCACCGGGCCTTCTTTCCGGCCAATCGAGGACGTTGGTCAGGAGATTGATCGCACCTTTGAGGTTGGCGCTAGGGTTGTTGGCGAAGCCGCCAAGAAGGTGTCTAGGAACTTCGTCAATCAGGTGGTTCCCGAGATCAAACGGGGCGCTGAAGTCACCTTGGAAACTGCCAAGCGCATCGTCAGGGTTCCGGCTAGGAACCTTGAGCAGATGGTCATCCCCGGACTTGAGGCGGTCGGAAGGGACGGTATTCGTCTGGTTAAGGCGCTTGCTAACATCGAGGACTACGCTCCTAGCAAGGAAAGCATTAGCCGCCTTCCTAGCGGCAAGGTGATGTCCATCAGCCAAATCTTGGCTGACCCGGAGGCTGCTGGATTTGGCCCCTCCCTTGCGGCCACGGCCCTCACCACCGTAAAGCTAGACTCCAAGGCTCAGCGCATCGCTAACGAGCTGCTGGAGGACTACCAGCGCAACCAAGCAGGCTCTCGCGGGGCGGCCCCCGTGCCCAGCCTTCGGGCAAGCAATGCCTCGATAGGCAGCGAGGGAGACCTGTATGGGATGCCCAAGCTGCGTCGTGGTGATGCCATCAATCAGGTGTCCGAGCGGCCCATAGCCTTCCGCCCGCAATACTCCAAGGCCGAGCTTGAGAAGAGCCGCAAGGAAAGTCGGTCCCTCACGGACAAGATGATGCGGGATCAGGAGCAGCTTCGCCAGCTTGAGCAGATGATGCGCTCCCGTCGCAGTCGCCGTTGATCGCTTTCCTCTTGGGCAATAGGCTATGATAGAGCTATGCCCAAGTTTACGGTAAGCACCAAGTATGGCGTAATGGAGGTTGAGGCCGACACCCAGCCTTCGGCGGCGGAGGTGGAGAGCTGGATCGGGAGCAATCAGGCCAATCAGACGATTCAGGAGAACAAGACGGAGGTCGTAAACGCGGCCCAACCGTCCATTACTACGACGGCCATTGGTACGGCCTTGGAAGTTGGCCTTCCCATTGTGGGCGGCATTGCTGGCGCTGCGGTCGGAACGGTGCTTGCCCCGGGTGCTGGTACGGCGGCTGGGGCTATGGGTGGCGCTGCCCTGATGGGCGGGGCGGCCAACTACATTCGCCAGCTAATGGAGATTGGCGAGGGTGCCCGTAAGGACGTAAGCACGGGCCAAGTGGTGGCCAGCGCTGCCGTGTCCGCCCTGCCTGCCTCCTTGGGCGCCAAGGCCATCCAAGGGGCCTCTGGCTACCTCAAGCCTATTCTCATCCGGGCAGGGCAAGGTGTAGCCACGGGGGCAGGCGCCAAGGCCGTGGAGGTGGCGATTGACGAGAACCGCCTCCCCACTTGGGAAGAGGTGGCCCTGCCTGCCGCTGCTGGCGCTGTCCTAGGCGGCACGCTGGGGGCCGTGGAGCGCCGCTACAAGGTGAACGGCAACCTCATCAGCAATCCTGTAGCGGCTCAGGCCGCTCAGGCGGGAGCTGGAACCGGGGTGGGCCTGTACGTGTACAACGAGGAGCGGGAGAAGGGCAACGAGAACGCTCTTGGAACGGCTGTGATGTATGGCCTGCTCACATATGGTGGTACGCACATCCCCTCCCTGATTGCCCGCAACAAGGAGGCCGCAGCCCGTGGTGCGGTGAACGCCCTTGGGCCTGAGTTCGTGGTCGGTGATGATGTCGTGAAGGGCAGCGCTGGCCTGAAGAACGGCTTTAGGGCCAGCCAGCAATACTCCACCGAGCTGGCCAACGACATCAACAAGCTGGTGGCTGCTGCACCCGATCCGGCCCAAACCTCGGCAGATTGGCTATCTGTGTTGGATGGCGTCGCCTCCCCTTCCGTGCTTCCGGGCGATCTCAGGGAGTATGCTCTTCGTTTTCAAAAGCAGCGTGAGGACAACCTGCCGCTGCTGATTGCTGCCTACCCGAAGATGAAGGACGTATTCGTGAGGAATGAGGACTCATATCGTCGCTTCGCCTATCGGGCCTTTGACGGCAATGCCAAGCGCGGGGTGGACTGGGATGTTCCTGCCGCCCGGGACAAGTTCTTGAGCGAGCTGGCTGACGGGTTTGAGAAGGAGGCGGCGAAGAAGAAGAGCCCCATCACGCGGGATCAGGCTGAGGCCTACGCGGACAACTATATGAAGCGGATGGTGGGCGATGCTGGCCTGCTGGCTTCTGGTGGCGACATCGACAAGACGCTCATTGGCGGGCTCTCCTCCCCGCTCAAGAAGAAGAAGGACCTGTCCCCTGCTGCCCGTGAGTGGCTCGGGATGGTGGACGACCCGGGCACGGCTGCTGGCATCACCCTTCAGGCTCAGGATCGGCTCATCCTGCGGGCCAAGTACGACCGGGATTTGGCCGACTTCCTCATTACAAGCGGAGTGGGCAAGAAGGGCAACACCCAAGGCCTTGATGAGCAGCACGTTCTCCTCTTCGGACAGGAGAATCCCACAATCCACGGCGACCTAGCCGACATCAAGGTGCCCAAGACTTGGGCGGACGCCTATGCCACCGTCAATGACCCCAACCTCTTCGGGGACAACGGAATGGTGAAGAAGTTCCTCGCCTTCTCTGGCTTCTCCAAGGCGATGAAGACGGTGGGCAACATCCCCGAGGCGATGGCCCCGCAGGCCTTTGGCAGCATTGCCTTGGCTGCTTCCAGCGGCTCGGTGAACCCGGTGAACATCTGGAGAGGCTTCCGCGAGGCTGCCTACGATATGGGCTGGCGGGGCGGCAACCTCACGGCCAAGCAGCGGCTGGATAGGCTTCAGGAGCTCAAGTACGCCCGCTCCCTTGGCGTGCTCCGTGGCGGGGCTGACTCGCAGGAGATCACGGCCCTGATGGATTCTGCCCTGAGTAGCGACGGCTGGAAGAAGTTCTACGGCAGGGCCTCCGATGTCTACGGATTTCCTGACACGGCTGTCAGGTTTTCGCTGTGGAAGCACAACGCCAAGAAAATGGAGGCCCTTGGGCCCGAGGGCGTTGCCTTCTTTGGTGGAGATGGCTACTCCAAGACGGAGATCGACAAGGTGGCTGCTCGCCTCACCAACGACACCTTCCCCACCTACGACTTCATCAAGCGCAGGCTGAGGCAGGCCTCTGCCATTGGTGCGGCCAACGCCTTCGGCTCCTTTGAGTTTGAGGTGCTGCGGAACACGAAGAACAACATCGTCCACACCAAGCGCCTGCTAGAGCTTTCGCTCAAGGCCAAGAGCCAGAATACCCGAGAAGAGGCCGCCAAGCAGTTTGCCGAGCGGGCGATGGCATTGGGTGGCGTGGCTGCGGCCACCGCTGCCATAGCCACTTACGGTAGCCGCCTACTTGGCACCAGCGAGCAGGACGAGAAGGACCTGAAGAAGACCCTGCCGCCTTGGGACCGCAATCGTGCGGTGACCATAAAGAAGAACGATGACGGCACCTACACCTACGTGCCGCTCAACTACCTGATGCCGCACGCCAATATGATGGGTGCGCTCACGGAGGCCTTCACCGGAGGCGACCCCCTGCCCAACCTCAAGAGCACGTTCTTTGGCGACGACATTGGCCCCCTGCTCACCAGCGCCACGGAGATGGTGACCAACACCTTCTACGACACGCAGGTGGCCATCACGGAGCCCCGGGATAACGTGAAGCTCTTTGAGCGTCTGGTCACCCGCGCCTTCCTCCCCCAGTTCATCGTCGGCACCCTCACCCGTGTCGAGAAGGGCATTATGGGTGAAACCAACAAGCTGGGCACCAAGTACAACCTGAGCGATCAGGCGATGCGCTTTCTGGGTGTACGCGCCCAGACGGTGGACGTACTCGGGTCGGCATCAGTACGCATCCGTGACGTTGCCCAACCCCTCGGGCAGGAGCTTACGGGCTACAAGCGCATCCTCAAGGGCGCCTACAGCAAGGGCGACGAGTCGCTTGCTGGCATCAACGAGGCGGCCATCTACGAAGAGCGCAATCGTCGTTACGAAGCCGGACAGGAGCAGCTTGGCGACATCTACCGAGCCCTGAAGCGGCAGGCCGAGGGCAGCAAGGCCATCACCGACGACAAGATCATCGACGCCTTCCGTGCGGCTGGCGTCCCCAATCGCCTCATCATTGCCGCAGCGACGGGCCATACGGTGCCTATGCCCCGAGGCATCCACCAGAGCCACGGGGAGATTGTGGAGGCCATTATGGCCGACCCGAAGCGCAGGGCCAATGCCCGTCAAGAGCTTCGGAACATCGCTGGGCCTGATCGGATTATGTTGGGCAGCCTGATGGAGAGCTACGGGGACTACGTGCAGAACGAGCGCCGTGGTCTCACGGGCCTCGCCAAGCTCTTTGGCGGGCTCACGGTGGGAGATGGCGAGCGGGCTGATGCCATTGCCCGTACGATGTCCACCTTCATCCGTAACGGCAGCCCCGAGGTGGCAGACGCCCTCAATCGGTCACTCCGCAGGGCTGGCGTCATCACCCCGCAAGTGCAGCGCCAGATCAGGGATCGGGCCGACCGCTTCTAACCGACCCACTCGCACATCTTGTCCCATTCCTCGGGACAGTCCCATTCGCAGTCGATGAGGAAGGGCCTGCCGCATTCAGGCCCTCCCACCACCTCGCAGCGTAGGTAGTAGCCTCCGTCCGTGCGGGGGGCTTGGCTGGTGACCACGAAGCAGTTCTTTCCGGGATACCACTTGGCGTAGCCACCGTTGCCGTCCGTAGTAAGGACCGTCTCCATCACCCCTGTAAGGCGGAACAGGGGGCTGCCCTTGTCCTCAGCAGGTCCCACGGACGGACACCTCCAGATGATCGCCGTGACTGTTGTGCACCCGCTTCAGGCATAGGTCGAACTCAATCCAGCCAAGGGCACAGGCCGACCGGGCAGCGTCCACGTTGTAGCTCACCTCCCCGTCCTCGTAGGCCTTCAGGAAACTGCCCGTGCGGCCCAGCCAAGGGGTTCTTTCCCGTATGGTGAGGCTTCCCCCTCCCTCCACCAGACGAAGCCTAGGAAACGAAGGAATGCACCCTTTCTTGTGGTCGTGGCCCATCAGATAGAGGTCGGCATCCGCAGTTTGCTGCATCTTCTCGATGGTGTTAAACGTAGCGCCCGGGGTGCTCCCGCCCCCTGCCCCGTGGTGGGCGAAGATATCGAAGCACCCTCCCCTGCTGCGATCCTTGGACTTGTGAGTTTGGATGCTCAGGCGGATGAATGAGCAGACGCCTAGGAAGCGGGTCTCTAGGTTCTGGCAGAGGATGGTGTCGCTGCTCATCCCGCTGTTGAAAGAGAAGAAGTGATTGCCGCCCAGCATCCCAATCAGCCGCCCCTTCATAAAAGCCAACTCCCCACTCATCCGCTCAATCCACTCGCTGTAGAGCTTCTCGATGTTCTTGATCGTGGTGTTATGCAGGCTGCTGCGACTGAGCCCCTCCCGCTCCGAGGTGGACATCCCATCGAAGTAGTCCCCCATCCCTAGGAAGTAGGCGTCCTTCTGGCCCTTGGCGTAGGCCAGAAACTCCCGCCACTTGGTTCCGCAATGCATATCACTATCACGGTGCACATCGCCAAAGGGGATGATCTTGATCGGCCTGTCGCAGGGCTGATTGATTACTACCTTATGGGTGGTGAACAGGCCGGTGGTCTTCATAGATTCTCAATGAACGTCTTATTCGGTCCGAACTTCCTTACCGCGTAAGGGCGGGCTTTTTGGAACATCCACTCTTCGGCGCTTTGCAGGGCGCTTAGATGGTGGAGCTTCGGGGGAAGCTTCGGGATTTCCTTCGGGGATGGCTTGGGCGCCTCCTCCTTCTGTCCGAAGATGTCTAGCTGCATTGGTCACCTCTTGGTGGCACGGTTTGCACAGCACCCTGAGCCCCTCTCTTTCGCAGAAAAGCCTCTCCACAAAACCCGGGAGGTCGGAGAGGCTTTTCAAGGGCCCACACGGGTTTACGTGGTCCAACTGTGTCCCCTTCATTGGAAACCAGCCTTTGCATATCGAACACTCGTACTCCCACTTCTGTTGCTTGGACGGGCCCACGTATGGCCTGCGGGCGCCGTTTCGAGCGTCGTAGTTTACGGGCCAACGAACAAAGGCACGCCGCAAGGCGCTTCGCAAGAACGACCAATAGCGTGCCTCTGTCCATTTGCCGCCAGCCCTAGTTAGTTCAGACTTTGCCCCTCTCACGGTATTTCTTGTCCTTGGCCTTCAGCCAGTTGCGAATGCCAGCCTCGGTCTCAGGCATCCCCTTATACTGGGCGCCTCGCCTGCGGACGTTGGACACCGTGGTGCGGCTGACGCCATACTTCTCGGCCACAAGCTGGTTCTGGGCGCCGGGCTCCTTGATGGCCTTGTCGATGGCGATGATGATCTCAGGATCGGTGATGCGCCGGAAGGTGCGGTCCTTCTGCTTCTCGTCGGGCAGCGACTCGTTCCAATCCATATTCTTGGTGTGCTTCTCCAAGATGATGCGGATGGACCGCATCGTCTCGGATACGTCGAATCCGAAGCTCATTGCTCGTACCCCCGCGCCGGACGCAGCCCGGTGCGTAGCCATTGCAGGCAATGAAGGTAGCCGTGGGCGTCCACAATGTTGTCCTCCTTGGACTTGTGGGCCTCGCGGCGAAGCTTCAGGCCTACCATCATCAGGGCGACATCCTCACCAGTAATCTCGTCCTTGAGCTTCTGGTTGAGGATGCCGCTCCAGATGAGGGCAATGCCGTTGAAGTCGTCGGCGGGTGTGCCGTAGGAGTCGTTGCGGTCCCCGAGGATGAGTTCAAGGGACTTTTCGGAAAGGTTTTCGGAGTTCATCAGGCGGGCTGGTGGGACATTAGCTTGGTGATGGGACGGTCGAACATCATTCCGCAACGGCCCGTGCCGTCGCTGCGACCCTTGGCTTGGATGGCGTCCACGTAGATGAAACGCAAGTCATTATCCGTGAGCTGCTGCATTACCCCGTCAGGCCGGTGGTCAGGCGCATTCAGGAAGATGATGCGGTCGGCGTCCTGTTCCAGATTACCACTCTCGCGGAGGTCAGACATCCGGGGCTCGCGGTTCTCGCGTTCCACGCTGCGGCCTAACTGAGCCAGCAGGACGACAGGCACCTGTAGCTCGATGGCTAGGTCCTTCATCGCCATCGTGAAGCGACCAAGGGCCATATCACGGGTTTCCCCGCGCTCCTGCTGGGCGTCATACCGCTGGAGGTAGTCCACGCAGATGGCCTTGGGCCTGCTCACCTGAGCGAAGGCCTTGGCCCGGGTGACGATGTGGCTGAGCGTCCGGTCTTGGTCGTAGATTTCGATGGGCAACGCCTTCACCTTACCAAGCTCACGCTTGAACACTTCGATGTCGTCCATCGTCGAGCGACCAGCAAGGATGTCGCGGAAGCTAATGCCCGTGGTAGTCTGGGCAAACAACGGGGCCATCTGCTTCACCGGCATCTCTCGGCTGAACAGCAGCACCTTGCCCTGCTTGCACCAATGCTGGGCAATCTGGCGGCAGCAAGAGCTCTTGCCCATACCGGGACGGGCGGACAGGATGATGAGCTCACCGGGCTTGGCTAGGCCGAAGCGCCGGTTCCACTCGGGCCACGGGAAGTCGATGCCCGTGTCCTTGTCCGTGTACGTGCCATCCTGAATGCGCCCGATGAGGGCAATGGCCTCGTCCGAGGCGTCGGCCAGCGTCACTTGCTTGGTGCCAGCGTGATGCTTTGTCAGGAGGTTGTTCACCTCCAGCACGAAGGGCTCTACCCCTCCGCTATGGGCCAGCGTCTTCTCGGCCATCCGAGTGCAGGTGGAGTGCAGCTCACGCATCACGTAGTGCTGACGCACTACATCAATCCAATGGTTGAGCTGGGCCGTGGTGCAGACGAGCTGCGTCATCTCCACGAGGCCCGGGATGCCGCCCACTTCGTCCAGCTTGCCCATCTTCTTCAGCTCCTCAGCCAAGGCATGAAGCTCAAGCGGATGATTGTTCTTGTGCTGCCATTGGATGGCACGCCACAGCTTGCGGTGCTGGGGCAGATAGAAGCAGCCCTCGTCGATGCGCCCATCAATGGCCTTGGCCAAGGACGGCGGGCCATCGAGCAAGATGCAGGAGAGAATGATGCGCTCACCCTCTTCGGAATGCGGAAGGTCGGCGCTCATTACACCACCTCCTTACGGGGGTCGTAGCTACGACGCAGACGCCACAGGACGCAGCAGGCCTGAAACCATTGCCACGCAATCTCCAGCTCGGCCTCGGTGTAGTGGATGACATCCACACGCCCGGGCTCGGTCTTGCTGACGTACACGTTGATGCCCTCGCGCTCCCAAGGGTTTAACCAAGGGAAGGCAGCGTGGTGGTAGGCCGCAATCTGGGCCTTGTGCGACATCTTCAGCAGCACCGGCTCACCCGGGGTCGTCTTCGTTGTCTTGAAGTCGAGGATGCCGTTGCGGGCATTGCGGATGTAGCGGACATCCGTGGTGCCCGCGTAGCCCATATCCTTGCTGACCAGCACCACCTCCTGCTCGATCACCTCCAGCCCGTCGATGAGCAGCTTGTCCATCGCGCCCTTGGTGGCAGCGACCAAGACATCCATACCATCAATCTGCTCGCCAGTCTCCATCGCCTTGTGGAAGGCGGTGCCAAACTGCTGGGCCTCCACCATCTCACGATCAGCCTCCTCGCGGATGGCCTTCTTCCATTCCTCGGTGGTAGAGAAGGCATCAGGCGTGAACTTGAGGCAGGCGTCCAGCAGACGCGACTGCTTGTAGCGCTCCAGCTCAGGGCTGTAGGCTTCGTTCAGGATGGAGGAAACGGAGGGCAGCAATCCCTCCAGCCGCGCATCGCGGAGGGTGGTAGCCCTCTCCGTGCCCTTCTTCGTAAGCCGCGTGTGGCTGCTCTTACCGTCGCGTGTGTACCAATGTTCGCTCATATGTGTTAGTGTTCGTGTCGTTGGTGATGCCCAAGTCGGGCAAAGTAAAGCTATTTCTTTTGGCTCATCAAAAACTCCGCCTGCTTGGAGTAGTAGGTGATCTCGTTGTGCGTGGTCTTGGCGTTGAACGGGCCATATCGCCAGATGTTCGCCCGGGTCCTAGGCGTGTCCTTCAGCTTGCGCCGCTGCACCCAATGCTGGGTGTACAGTTTGAACAGGCGAAAGGACCCTTCCATCGTGCCCCGCTCACGCAGGGAAACGTCGTAGCCCGCACGCTTCAGGTCCTCCACTACGACAGGCTTGATCTGGGCAGGCCCGTAGGCATCCCCGTTGCGAGCCTTGAGGTTGCCGCCGCTCTCAATCTGCACGATGGCTTGGAACAAGGCGGCAAGGGCTAGTTCGTTCACGGCTTCTTAGGCTTTACCTTCATTACTACTGACTTCTTAATCACCTGCCGGTAAAAGCTCAGGCTTGGCGGAATGCCGCCGCCTTCTCTGAGCTGTTGCGCGTTCCACACATTCGGAAACTGTTGGGCGAAGATGCGGGCGATTTGATAGGCGAGGATCATATGCTCCCGCTGCGTGTGCTCAGAGCACCGCTGGTCGAAATAATGAATCCAAGACCTGACATTCCCTGTCACGTACAGGCGCGTTCGGGTGGCAAGAGGCAGCACCATACGGGCCGTCTCCTTGCTAACGCCGCGAGCAATCAGGCGTTCGTATGTCTGCTGCGCCTCCTCCAGCCGCGTCTTCACCTCGGCGTCCAATGCTGGGTCGTCCATTGGATCACCAGACGCCTGCCTGTTCTTGGTGTCCTGCTTGCGTAGCTCCACGGGCTCAAACTCAGAGGCCGTAGCATAGCGCTGGCTAAACTCTTGGAACGTGAACGAGCGATGGCGGAGAAGCTGGGCGGCAATGGCCCGGCTGGTCTCCACTTCCACGGTCATCGAGGCAGTCTCAAAGACACTCCAATGCCCGTGCCTGATGCAGTAGGCGAGGAGGCGAGGAGCCGTCTCCGTGTTGGTCTGGTTCGAGGGATTGCTGACCCGAGCGCAATACGCGATCAGGTCGTCTGCGGTGAGGATGCCCTGCTGGATGAGGTCCGCACAGGGCTGAGTGATGCTGACGAGTTTTGCGTTCAAGACAGTTTCCTCCACGTTGATCCAAACAAAAGTTTGGTAGTCATCCTGCGCCACCACGACACATCTCCGCGCAGCCTGATGGTGATAAGCGCGGGATCTCCGAAGATCACCCACTCCCACCTCTCAGCAGGCATTTGGAAAAGGCTCAAGCCTTCGCCTTTCGGAGTAAGAAGACTATGCACAGTAAACATCTGTTCTTTATCGTGCATTGGATCGCTCACGGCTGCTCCTTTCGTGCGGCGTCGATGGCGGCGCTATCAAATGCAATGCGGTCTTGCTGTTCGGCAATCCGCACGGCCTCCAGATACGTTTTGCCCCAGCACGTTGTTCCGTCGCTTGCTAGGCACAGGAAATCCGCGCCCTGCAATCCCTCCTCCTCGCCGCGTTTCTTTTCCAGCCACGCCAGATAGTCGAACGCATCGGCTTTGATAATCAGCGCATCGACTAGCTTTCGTGATGATTTCAGTTCCTCCCGCAGCGCGGCGTTCTCGCGCTCTAGGTCGGCAATGCGCTGATATGGTGTGATTTCCCGGTCGTTCACGGCTTCACCTCCTTCTCTCGCTTGTGCCACGGGTCAATGGCCAGCTCAATCGTCCCGTCAAAGTTGGTGACGATGTAGCCCTCCTTCACGATGCGCTCCCTCAGCACGCAGAGCTCCTTCTGAAGGGCGTCAATGGTGGCCCGCAAGGACAGCTCCCGCGAGGCCCCTGCACCATTGCAGATGGCCTGCTGCTCAAGCTCCTCACGGAGAAGTTGGTTCTCACGTTCCAGCTCCTCCGCAAAGGAGGCGTTCACCCGTGCAGGGCGCCCCACTTGCAGCACCTCCAGCTTGGCCGCTTCCGTTCTTGGTGTGTCAGTCATAGTCGTTGTTGTCAGGACCAGATTCGCTTTGAATGATGACGCCCACGTTCACCCCAATAACGAACGCAAGCAGGCAGAGAAGGATGCTCACAGCAGCCCCTCCGCTTTTGCGGTCTTCAGGCAACGGGAAACGTGCCGAGCGGCCATCCGCATCGACTTGCGCTCCTCCTTCTTCTCCCAGCCCGTGGAATAGAGGGCGTTCAGCCGGTGCGTGCAGGCCTTGGACAGCCAATAGCCCAAATTGTACAGCGGGCTAGCCGCTAGTTTGAATGTGACGTTCTTTGTGTTCATAGGAAAAAAAGAGGGGGAGGTGTCGCCTCCCCCTCAGTAGGATTAGAAGGGTACGTCTTCGTCAACACCATTTCCACCACTTTCCGTAGTGGCTTCCGTGATGCCGCCCCCGGTGCGCTGCTTGTACTCATCCGAGGCCGTGATCTTCGCCCCAATCCACTCAGGCAGCCCCTTGGGCAGCGTGATGGGACCATTCTCAGGGATGTCGTACAGGATGACATCGTTCACCGGCTTCAGCGGGGCCATCCCCTTCACCAGCGGCACCACGCCCTGAATGCGGGCATACACCCGGCTGGGGTCGGCCTTCCCGGGCTTGTGTACCACGTTGAGCTGGCAATTCGCCCCAAGGATGTTCTTCAGGTCGAACGCATTGAGCTCATCCGCCGTGAACGGACGCCCACGCCAGCTCTCCAGCACGCCACGCAGCGTAGCCTTCTTGCCGATGGACATCGTGTACTCAGACGAGATGATGCGCGGCTTCACCCCATCCGGCGTGCTGATGGTTTCGTGGGGCAGCTCCCACATCAGCATCACCTTCCGGCTGGGCCGGAATTGCGGATTGCCCGGGTCCTGCGTCCCCAGATCAATGACGGCGTAGCAAACGGCCTGATGGACACCAGCAGGCACCGGATCAATACCCTTACTCTCAGCTTTGACGATTGGCATATGGTTAGTTTTGGTTGTTGGTTTGGTCATTGCCCCCCAAGAACGGGAGGGAAAATTCGGTGATGTCCTTGTAGTCGTAAGGCAGCCCAGCCGCCTCCCGACACTCCTTCAGCCAGCCAAGCGTATCCTTAGCCCAGTTGACAGCGTGCTCCTGCTCCTTGCACTCAGGAGCCGGGAAATGCCGCAACATCCCGTCAATGGCGTATTCACACGCCATAAACTTCACAGCAAGCTGAAGTTGATCTTCACAGGTGAGGTTCAATGTGTTGTCTTTCATCCCCAGCACCCAATCACTTTTTGTTAGGGGCTGCGAGCTTTTTCTTTAGGAGATTTGTTTCGCTCTTCAATTCATAGACTTACGCCACACTTTAGCTCCCTACAGGACGCTGGTGCTGATGCAGGAACACGGGGGCAGAGTTCACCCATTGCTGGATGAACCACTAGAACGCTGTCTGCCGAGAGACGAGGTTTCCGGGTGCTGCCGCCACGCTGGTAGGCCATTGCCCGTGGTTCTCGGCACGTTCACTCCCAAAGGAGCCAACATTAAGGGGAGTTGGTAAATTCGTCAGGCTCCCCGCCAGTAGGCCCAAGAACCGCCTTGCACAGGTCGGAGCCGGACCATCCATCCTTCTAACCTAAGAACGGAAAACCCACCCCCGCTAAGCGTGAGGTGGGTTCCACCGTACAGGGCGACACTCCCATACGATTAACACATAGAACGACTGGCAAGACGGAGAGTAGCAGGACAACCGCATCCGTCAAGCGCGGATTTACAAAAGTCGTCTTCCCCCGTGCCCATTGCGGGCCCGATTGCTCTTCCGCCCCTCCAACACCAGCTTCCCGCTGCGGGTGTGGCTCACATCCTTGCCGTCGCCCTTCTTGCCCATCTTCCGATTGGCCTGATTGAGCTCAGAGCGGTAGTCCCGGCGCTCCTCCGTCGCGTGATAGGCCTTGTTGTAGGCGTTTTTACGCCTTCTGGCCTCTGGGCTGGAGGCGTAGTAGCGGCTGCTATCGGATCGCCCCGTAAATCGCCCTGCAAGGCCGTTTCTCATAGGGTGCCATTCTACCAACGGCTAGGGGTGGATCAGCCGGGCACAAGGCTGGGCAACGGCTAGGGGTAGTTCAACCGTGATAGTGAGAATGGCTTTCGCCATTCTCTTGCATCTACCCTCCCCTGCGACCGTTGCCAGCCGCCCTCGCCTTCGCTTCATTTCAAATTGAAGTGAAATCCGGCGGCCGAACCTGACAGAAAATGTCAGATTATTGAGCTGGAAAAATCCCGGGCCCGTGTCACCGTCTCCTTCAGAACGATGAACACCACGCCGACACTCACCACCAACGAAGACATCGCCCACCGATGCGCTCAGCTCGACCTCGCGGTTGATAAGGTCCGATCGACCGCCGAAGGAATGGACAACGCCCGAGGCAAGCCCTGCATCCGCCGCCAATGGCACGCCGAGCACAACAAGCGCGTCAAGGAACTATCCAACGCCATTCATTACACCGAGAAAGTTCTGCGCCACCCCGACGCATCGGAAACGATGCGAGCCCACGCTTGGAGCCTTCACGGATACGCCTGCCGCGTCTTGAACGCCTACCTGCCCTTGACCCCCGCTTGACCCCGGCGGCGCAAGCCGCCTCCCGCTTTCGAGGCACACGCCTCAACCCCGCCCGGGCAAGGGCCGCCGCGACACGGCGTGACTACGCGACCAAACACAATGAAACACAAGATCAGTTGGAAGACCCTTCGCGCCACTTTCCCGGCGGGAGCTTACACCGAAATGGACACGCCCGTTGACCTCGCGACCGCGCAGGCAATCGCCGAGAACCTCGCCCGATTGCTTGGACACGACCCCACCGAGGCCGTCGCCATTAACGTCCGATTCGGGCACGGCGTTTTCGTCCCCGGCTTTGTCCTGCGGCAGGTCGGCCCCCGCAGCGAGCGCAGGCTCTCCGCCAAACTGCGAAGCACGCTGCCCAACTATGCCCGCGACCTTTGCACCAGCCGCATCCGCGACTACCGCCTCCGCTTCCGCCCCGCGCCCCGCCAGACAAACGACCGCTCCACCGTCCGCACCCGATGGGAATGCGTGCCCCTTCGCCCCAACGCCGAAATCCCGTTGACCACCCGCACGGCCTTCAAATATTCCCACGCCCTCGGGATTGAGTTCGAATGTGTCGGCCCGATTGACCGGCCCGACCTTATCGCCCGGCTTCCAATGTGGACCCGTTGCGTGAGTGATGGCTCAATCCGCGCCGGCGCAGGAAACTACGGGCACGAGATCCGTGCCTTACTCGACCGCCAGACCGCCGAGCCCCGCTTGCATCGACTGTGCAAGATTCTGTCCGATGCCGGCCTTTCCGTAAACCGCAGCACCGGGCTGCATGTCCACCTCGACGCCCGCAACATCCCGACCGAGGCCGAGGCCGTCCGAGTTGCTCGCCTGATGGACGCTTGGATTTTCGCCCTGCGCGAACTAGTCCCCGCCAGCCGCCGAGAGAACAGCTATTGCAAGTTTGGCGTCAGCACCCGCGACCGCTACCGGGCGGTCAACGTGATGGCTTGGAACACCCACCGCACCATTGAGATACGCCTGCACTCCGGGACGGTGGACTATACCAAGACCCTCGCGTGGATCCGCTTGTTGGAGACCATCCGCGCCGTCGCCCGCAAGCCCAAGCCCGCCAGCAGTTGCCTTGCCAGCCTTGACCAGTTGCCGCTCACCGACTACGAACGCGCATATTGGCGCGGCCGCCACCAGCAGCTCAACCCGGCCCTTTACGCCACGACCACCCCGACCGCCACCACGGAGGCCGAATAAGGAGACCCCCACAATGTGCAAAATCCTAATTCTCACCGGGCACAATCCCGCCCAGCGGAATCACCTGATCCGCACCGCTTGGCGCTACTTCGACCGCTCCCGCGAGCGTGACGGATTCGGTGCCGCTTGGATCTCAGCCTCCGGCCGACTCGCCCATATCCGAAGCAGCGCCCCAACACTCACCGACCGCCAACCCGATTGGTGCGATGGGTGGCACCACGCCGAGAACACCAAGGAGGCAAGCAACGGAGGCCCGCTCCTGATTCACGGCAGAACCGCAACTTGCGGCAAGAGCCTGACCAACACCCACCCAATGCTCGCGCCCAACCACGCCTTGATCCACAACGGCGTTGTCTCTTCCGACGAGTACAGGAACGAGTCGACCACCTGCGACAGCGAGCTTATCCTCCGCGCCTTGCTGGCCAAGTCGACCGATGGCCTAGCCGCAATCAGAGGGTACTTTGCCTTCGCCCACCTCGACCTCGCCGCCAAGCGCTTGACCGTCGCCCGCGATGACCAAGCAGGACTCTACTCCGCCAAAATCCCCGGGCACGGGTGGGCATTCGGCACCACCACCGAGGCCGTAGCCATCGCGACCACCGCCTGCCCGGTACCAGTCAAAGACAACGTCGCCGTTTCCTTCGACACGCGCAAGCCTCACAGACCGCTCAGCATCTCCACCATAACCAAGGCACCGCCCAAACCCCGCACCGAATACCAGCCCCAATTCACCAGCGATTGGCCCGCCACCGTGTCCGAACACGTAGCCCGCCGCCACCACCGAACCGCCAGCCTCCGCGACGTAGTCACCCAATGAGCCGCACCCTTGACTTCCTACTTGGCGCCCTGATGGCCACGGCAGCCCTTGCCTTTGCCCTAATTCTTGTAATCACAGGCACGCACAAGCCCCACCTCCCACCAGAGGACGACGACCCACCCAAGCCGCCCAACCCCTAGCCAAGCCCCACCGACAACACAGCCCCGGCTGAGCCAACGCTCGCCGGGGCTTTTCCACGCCCACCGGCCGAGTCACTATCACGCCCAGGCATCGCGATGCCACCTGGGCAATCGGTTCGGATAGCGCCGGCGCCCGCTACGCGGGCGCTTCCGCTCGCCTATCTTATCCCCGGGGTATCCCCGGGATAATCGCGCCCCTCCACGATGCACCGCACCGCCTCAGTAGAGCAGGGGACCGCCGCCCACAGCAGGGAAGGGGAGTGGTGCCACCCGTTTTTTGGGGTCGCCCTCGCTTCGCTCGGGGAGGAACAGAGTGACCTGCGGTCACAGGGGGTTCCCTGTACCATTTAATGGGGGGGGAGGGGGTCTAAAGCGGGCCGGGAGCGTTGTAACCATTGGGTCAACCCGACCTTTAAACTTTTTTACAAACGTCCTCCTGTGAGAATCAGGGGGAGTAATGGTATTAAGGGACGGGGGAAACAGGTGAAAAGTTACACCAAAACAGAAGATTTTTAAAAAAAGTCCTATTATGGGCCCGCCTGTCTGGGATTGACAGGGGTGGGGAATATTCCCCAGATGGGGGTATGACGGAAGGCTTGAAGGTGAAGAAGGATTTAGCCCGGTCGTTGGTGGCTGCGGCTGAGAATCGACGTAGCCTTGAAGCGAGGGACCCGGAGCGGGCGGCTAGGTTGTTGGAGATGATGGCGGAGGGTAGGAGTTGGAAGAGCATCATCCGGGACGAGGGGTGTGATTGGTACACGCTGGTGGGGCTGAGGGCCCGGCACAAGTCGTTGTTGGATAAGCGGAAGGAGATTGTGGCGCAGGATGCGATGGAGTTGATTGAGGGGGCGCGGCTGCTCCAGCAGGAGAAGATGAGGATGCTGGCTGAGGACGATAGTATGTTGGCCCGCACCAACTTACGTGATTTGGCGATGAGCTATGGCATCTATGCGGACAAGTTCTTTATGGCGACGGAGGGGAACAGGGTGACGGTGGAGCACAAGAGTAGTGCCCCTAGCTTGGAGGATGCGATGAAGGCGATTGAGGAGGCTAAGGCCAAGCTGAAGGAGAGCAGCATTGAGGTGGTGGCTAAGCCGGTGGAGGCGTGTTGAAAAGACCGGGGTGTTTTTTCAACATCCAGAAAATGGAAACTAGGCTTTCCTTTAATGGCGATTCCCGGGATTAAAGAAAACGAGGCTTTCCTTTAACAATGACTGACCAAGAGTGGGTGGATGCGCGGGCCAAGGTACTGAGTGACCCTGATAGGCCGCTGAACGAGGGCTTCCTGATGGCCCAGAAGGAATGGAAGTGGAGTGCTCGCAGGGCCATCTGGGGGCACAGCTACTACCATTGGACGTACAAGCGCTACCTGTACGAGTTTGACATCATCCCATTTGTGAGGCTTCAGGTGCGCCGCAGGCACAACTGGGAGGCGGAACACCTGAAGATAGAGGCGCCTGCGGACCTCACGCTGCGGGTGTCCTTTGGTTGCTTTGGCGCAGAGGGTGGGTTTTCCGTTACGACGGGAATGCGGAAGTTCCACTATGGCGCTTAGTTGGGAGCCGCACGAGGTGCTGAAGCCACCCTCCAACGAGGAGCTGGCGGCAATGAAGCCGGAGGATGTCCTCAAGCTTCACGAGGTCTACCATTCGGCCATTGCGAACAGCAAACGGGACCCGTACAGGTATGGCTGGAAGCTGCCCCATTGGAAGGATGCGGAGGAGCTCCTGACGGTGCATTCCGAGCTGCTGGTGAGCGGTGGCAACCGGAGCGGGAAGACGAGCTGGGCAGCCCACGCCGTGGTGAAGGCGGCGGTGGAGAACCCGGGGTCGGTCATAATGTGCTTTGCCCAGAATGCGGATGTGTCCATCCGGCAGCAGCAGAGTGCGGTGTACGACGCCCTGCCCGAGGAGTTTAAGACCAAGGTGCTGGGTACTGAGGAGAACGTGTCCTACACCCGGAAGAACGGGTTCTCCAAGAGCAGCCTCATCCTGCCCGGCAGCAAGAGCTCGATCATATTCAAGACTTATGCCCAATTCCTTAACAACGACACAATCCTTGAGGGTGCTGAGCTTGGTAGCCGGAGTCCTAGCTGGCTTAACATTGGCGCTTGGTGTGACGAATATCTCGTCGGCCCGGAACTCCTTGGGACTCTTCGTTTTCGCCTCGCTACTCGCAACAGCAAGCTGGTCGTTACTTTTACACCTATCGACGGATACACCGAGGTTGTCCGCGACTACGTGCAAGGGGCGGAGACGTTCCAAAGCAAGCCAGCCGAGCTTCTCGGTGGCAGGAGCGTCCCATACCTACAGCGCTCAAGGAACCGGGACGCAGGCATCATCTACTTCCACAGTAGGGACAACCCCTTCGGTGGTTACGACCGTATCGCCAAGGACCTTGCGAACAGGCCGGAAGCGGAAATCCTCACCCGCGCCTACGGCATAGCCACCAAGTCGCTGTCCACCCGCTTTCCCAACTTTAGCCGGGAAGTGAACGTGGTGGAGCACAAGTCGATCAACCTGAAGGGTACGACCAAGTACCTCATCCTAGACCCTGCTGGCCGGAAGAACTGGTTTATGGCGTGGGTGGCGGTGGATGAGTCGGATACGTGGTGGGTTTATCGTGAGTGGCCCGACATCAACGTGGGCGACTGGGCCAAGTGGCAGGGCGGCAAGTGGGTGGGCGGGGAGGGCTCAAAGGGCCTTGGTTACGGGATACGTGACTACGTTGACCTGATTACGGGGACGGAGGCCGAAACGGGGGACGCCATCTTTGAGCGGCTGATTGACCCCCGCCTTGGTGCAGCCAAATATCAGACACAAACCGGCGTATCGTCCGTTATGGCTGACCTTGAGGATGCCGGGTTGGTGTTTATGCCTGCCCCGGGGTTGGACATCGAAGAGGGTTTGCAGGCCATCCAGACGAAGCTGGCCTACAACCGGAAGGCCCCGATGGACGCCCTCAATCGCCCGCACCTGTACATCTCAGACCGTTGCGAGAACATCATCCAAGCCTTTCAGGAATACACGGCGGAAGGCGGGCTGGATGAGGCGTGGAAGGACCCGATTGACGTTCTCCGCTACGCCGCCGTGGCCGACATTCGTTACATAGCCCCCGGTCAGATGACCACTACCAGACCTAAAAATGCCTACTATTGAGATTCCATTTGCCGATTTGGCCAAGGAACTGAAAATCACTAAGTTCCAGCTAGCCAAGATTAGGGACGAGAAGCTGTCCGACAGCGACTGGAAGCTGGTGAAGGGACGGCAATACTTCACGGAGGAGGGTGCCGACAAGGTACGACTTGCCGTGGCCGTGCCCTTGGCGGTGCCCAAGCGGCTGCTGATGCGGGCCCTGAAGGCTGCTCCCAACCCGCATTGGCTGTATTGCATCCCCGAGAAGGGCTTGGGCGACAAGGTGTTGGTGGCCGTCAAACCGAGCTGGTGTGATAGGCTGGTGGGCAAGCTAATCAACGTAGATGTCATCGAAGACGCCAATGGCGGCAAAACCTACCGGCACGAAGCCCTCGGAGGAAAGTGACCTGTCACTTTGCCCTGAGTGGCAGGCTGAGCAGGTGGATCGCCTGTTGGGCTTTGAAATCCTGACGCGAGCGTTGTCAGCCTGCTACCAGCCCGTCTCCCCTGAGCGGCTGGGCGACAAGCTTGGGGTGGGCAAGGGTTTCTCCAATCGCATCATCGTTGACATAAAGCGCAGGTATTCTTATGGAAAATGACACTCAAGAGGCCTTGACGTATGTAAGCGCCAAGCCCGATGTGCTTGCGCTGAAGAATGCCTACGACCGCACGGTGAACGATTTGGCGTGGTATCTGTCGTCCACCCGCGACAGCTATGACTACCGACGCAACATCTGGCCGAACAAAGCAAAAGACCTGCGTAAGTGGGGCCCGGACGCCTTCCCCTTTGAAGGAGCCTCGGACACGGAGGTGCCCCTCATTGACCAGTTTATCAACACTTACGTTGCGCTGTGTATGTCGGCGCTGTCGCGGGCAAACATCCGCGCCTACCCGGTAGAGCTGGGCGACCTTCAGCGGGCTCGGGTTACCTCGGCCTTCCTGAAGTGGATGGTGGCGGCGTACATCCCTGACTTCAAGCGTCAGATGGAGCTGGGGGCCAACTACCTCTTTGAGCGTGGCATTATGGTGAGCTACGTGGGATGGCAAAAGGAGGACCGCACGTTCCGTCAGCGGGTGGAGCTGGCGCAGATTGCTCAGGCCAGCCCCGACTTGGCCAGCCTCATCATCGAGGGCAAGGCCGATGACCAGATTGCCGTCCTGCTTACCCAGCAGTTCAAGGGCGTGACTGAAAAACAGGCCAAGATTGCCGTCAAGGAGCTCCGCAAGACGGGCACGACGGAGCTGTCCGTGGTGCGTCAGTCGGTGAATGGCCCGGTGGTGAACGCCCTAGCCCCTGACGGGGATGTGTTCTTCCCGGCCTACACCACCGACTACCAGAAGGCCCCGTATTGCTTCCTGCGCGTCCTGATGTCGGCCCAGCAGCTTGAGAACAAGGTGGCGACGGAGGGCTGGGACTCCGACTGGGTGGACAACGTGATGGCCCAACAGCCCGTCTCCATCGACCTCACCGACCCCCGTACCAACACGGAGACCAATCGCTCGGCCCAGCAGATGACCAATGAGCTGTACGAGGTCATCTACGCCTACCAGCGGATGGTGAAGCGGGAGGATGGCTCGCAGGGCATCTACTGCACGGTGTTCAACCAGAAGTGGACGGGCCGGGATGGTGAGCCAAAGTATGCCAAGTTTGAGCTTTTGAACGGCTACGACGACTACCCCTTTGTCGTCACCAAGCTGTTTGAGGACAACAAGCGCCTGTACGAGCTTGCGACGGTGCCGGAGATGCTGCGCGGCCTGCAATGGGCCATCAAGGGCGAGCGGGACAGCCGTTCCGACCGCAACAGTATGGCGACCATCCCGCCCCTGCTCTACCCCGTGACGGGTCAGCCGCCCACGGACTACGGCCCGGCGGCTCGCATCCCCTACCGGCGGATGGGGGAGATTCAGTTTGGGCCTACTCCCCCGTACAACCCGGGCAGCGTGGAGCTGGAACAGACGATGCTCCAGCAGGCAAACACGATGATGGGGCTGGATCACGAGAATCCGATGTCCCGCATCCGTCAGCAGCACTTCGTGGACAAGTTTTTGCACCACGTTCGTGATGTCATCCGGCTGGCCTTCAAGTGCTACCAGCGTTTTGGCCCTGAACAGGTGTTCTTCCGCGTCACGGGCGTGTCCGATCCCCAGCGCTTCAGCCGTGGCGACCCGAACGAGAACTTCGACATCGTGGTCAACTACGATGTGTTGTCCGCTGACCCCGAAAACCTCGAAACCCAGCTCAATCAGTTTGTGAGCTTGGTCCAATTCGACCGGAATGGCCGCATCAATATGGACCGGATGCTGGAAGTGATGGCCTCAGCCGTCAATCCGGTGCTGGCCGATGCCGTTCTCCAGCCTGCCGAGGAGGCCCAGCAGCAGATCGTCAAGCAGGTGACCGACGACCTGTCCAAGATTTACGCTGGCATCGAGGTGGGGGCCCGTCCGAATGGCGCTCAGGTGGCGATGCAAACCATCCAGCAGTATTTGCAGCAGCCGGACGTTGGTCAGCGCTTCCAGCAGGACAAGCCGTTCCAAGACCGGCTCAACAAGTATATGCAGCAGTACCAATTCCAGATGCAGCAGATGCAAAATGCACAGATCGGGAAGATTGGTACTGCTCCCGCCCAGATGGGCGAGGTGAGCACGCAGGGCCTTAGCGCCTGAGCGCTTCCCAGCGTTCCTTGACGGCCTTGTAGTTGGACCGCTCCAGTATGTCGTTCAGGGTGCAGATGCGCCCGGCGATCTGCTGGAGCATTTCCGTGGGCCGGTCTTCAAGGTTGGCGATCCAATGCTCGCGGGCGTCGTGCAGGGAGGTCAGAAACTCAAGGAAGTGCTCGTTGTTCTGAAGGATTTCTAGGGACTTAGGGCTCATAAAGGGATGCCCAAGCGGGGCTCCAACCCGCATCTTCGCCACACCCCCGATTGGCCATTCTCCGGCTGTTGGAGCCGGAAGTCCGGTGGGCCGCTAGCGTCCTAGCAGGCGAAATGCTGTGCCTTGCACCATTGGGCAGGCGCAAAATGGCGAAGGATGACTAATTAAGTCAAGTACGGAAAAGCTATGCTAGCATCCGCCCCATCGCAGTCGCCAAGGCGCAAAGATGGCGGATGAAATATGTCAGAAGTCGTAACGTCCGACGCGGGGGACGCTAAACCTGCCGTGGAAACCAACAAGCCAATGACGGACAAGGATTTCCTGTCCTCCCGTATTGCCAAGCTTACTGGCAAGCAGCCTCCCGCTGCTTCCAAAGAGCCTGAATCGGTTCCTCCGAAGGAGCCCGAAGCCAAGGAGCCCCCGCAAGAGGGCGAACCCAAGGCCGAGGCCGCTCCCCAGAAGGAAGTTCTTTCAAAGGAAATTGAGGACCTCACAGATGAGGAGATCGCGGAGCTTGCCCAAAAGGGCAAGAGCGGGTTGCTCAAGCGGATTGCTGAGCTCACGGCCAAGCGCAAGCTAGCCGAGGAGAAGGCAGCCGCGCTGGAGTCTGCCATTGTGCAGGCTCGGCAGCAGCTCCCTGACGCCAAGGTTGAGGATAACCCCTACGAGTCGATTGCTACCGTCGAAGACCTTCAGAAACAGAAGGAAGAGGTGGATAGCTTCATCGAGTCGGCAGAGGACATCCTTTTCAAGGCGGAGGACTTTGGTGCCAACGACGTTGTTTACACAGCGGAAGACGGCAAGGAGTGGACCAAGGTGCAGGTACGCGAGATGCTCCGAAACGCTCGTCGTCGTCAGACCAAGTTCATCCCGGCGCAGTATAAGGAGCTTCAGCTCCGAGCACAGCGCGATGGGCTGGAACAGCAGTTCAAGACCTTGGCTAAAACCGAGCTGTCTTGGATGGATGGCGAAGACAACGATGTGAGGAAGCGGTATGAGGCGATGGTCAATGACCCGCGCCTGAAGGAGGCCAAGCGCCTCGTTCCAGAGATTGCTCCGCAGATTGAGTATCTGGTGGCTCACGCCGCCAACTCCATCTACGGGCGCCGCACGTTGCCAATGGATGGTAAGTCCAAAGGCGTAACGCTTAATCCTCCCTCGTCCCCCGCCTCCACGGCGGCTGCCCCGGAGCGTCCTGAAAACCGCTTCGACCGGCAGCTCAAGGACATTGAAAGCCGATACAAACAAACAGGAAGCGCCAACGACTTCATCGCCCTCCGTGCAGCTCAACTCTCGAAACGCAAATCCTAATTAGTTATGTCGTTCTCCAACACCTACGATACCACCTCGCCCGGCAGCGCGGCCCTCAACCGTGAGGACCTCCACGACGCCATTAGCACGCTGGCTCCCAGCGAAACGCCGCTCCTTAGCTCCGCTGACAAGTTCAAGTGCAACGCCACCTTCGTTGAGTGGGGCGTGGACAAGCTGTCCGCTCCCGTCACCACGGCGGTGAGCGAAGGCGCCGATGTCACCGACTTCGACGACAAGTTTGAGTCCGTGGCCCGCCTTGGCAACTACGTCCACAAGCGGCGCCGGTCCTTCCGCGTGTCCGATCTCCAGCAGGCCGTCTCCTCGGTTGGCCCGCAGGACATCGCCCGTGCGGAGATGAAGGCCGTCAAGGAGCTGAAGCGTGACGTTGAAACCGTCCTCCTCGGCACGCAGGATCGTGCGGCTGAGAACGGCGGCGGCACGGCCTACACGATGCGCGGCCTCGGTGACTGGATTGACTCGGCTGGTCCGGCGGATGTCCCTTCGGACTACCGCACCCCGGCTGGCTCCATCCACGCCTCGGGCACGTTCAACGAGACGGTGCTGAACAACCTCATCACCTCCATCTACCGCCAGAACGGTTCGACCAACAGCCTCACGCTGCTGGCTGACACCGCGCTGCGCCGGGTGGTGACTGACTTCGCCCGTGCGGACGCCACCACCGGCGCCCTCCGTCAGTACAATGCCAACAGCTCGTCCGGCCTCATCAAGCTGGCGGTTGGTCAGTACCAGTCGGATCACGGCATCGTCACCATCGTGGATATGAATCCCGACACCGCGCCGGACACCACCAACAAGGACACCGGCTACCTCATCAACCCCGACTTCTACGCGGTGGGTGAGCTCATTCCGCTCGGCTCTACCCGCCTGCCGAACCTCGGCGGTGGCGAGCGCGGCTACGTTGACTGGACCGGCACCCTCAAGGTGGCGCATCCTGCCGCTCACGGCAAGATCACCGTCCTCAGCTAAACCCTAACCAAGGAAACTACTACAATGGCTAAAGTTACTGTTAACGAGCTGGGCGGCTTCACGGACTACGTTCGTCTGGACTACAATGATCTGATCGCCATCGGCAACGGTGGTAGTCGCGTCATTGCCAAACTTCCCGCCCATTCGGCGGTGGAGCTGGCGGCGGTCGCCAACACGGTGGACATCGCGGGCTCCAGCACGCTGGTGATCGACGTTGGCACCACCGGCGCTGACCCGGACGAGTTCATCGACGCCCTCGATGTGGACGCGATGACGGTTCCGGTGTTCAACACGGGTGACCAGTTCACCTCCGGCTACAGCAAGGCGGTCAAGGCTGTCACGTCTGAGACGGATGTGCTGGTCAAGGTGACCGACTCCGCTGTTGCGTCGCTGACGGCTGGCGAGATCATCATCGCCATTCGCGTCATCGACCTGTCGAAGTTCAGCTAAGACCACACTCGGCTGATAGAATGGGGGCGCATCCTAGGTGGGTGCGCCTCCTTTTTTATGCACATCATCACCAAGCTGCCCGGGGAAGGGGCTGTGAAGGACGCCCTGATCCGCGAGATTCGCACGGGCTTTGAGCTCATCAAGGTGAACGAGAAGAAGGAGGAGGTCCTTGCGGCTCACGAGGCTAGCCGTTGGAAGGGCCACAAGACGATTCCCGGGCTGGGCAAGGCCGTGGCGTTCTATCCGGCTGACGAATACTTCCGCCTCATCAACAAGTATGGACGGCACGAAGTGAACAGCAAGGAGTTCATTCGCTACCACCAGAAGAAGTTCCCCCATCTCTGTCCCAATAAGGTGTAATGACTACCGACACTTACGGCAATCTGCTGGAGTTGGTGAAGGCCCTGTCAGGCAACACCGCCCTGACGACTGAGGAAAACTCCCTAGTCAACCAGTTCATCAACCGACGCATCTACAATGCCTACCGGCGGATCAACTACTGGCCCCGCTATCTGGTGCTGGGGGAGGCGCGGGCGGTGAGTGGTGGGTCGGTGCCCTTCACGCAGGCCACCCTCAACCCGATTGGCAGTTTCCTCCGCATTTACGACGAGGCCCCCTATGGCACGTACAGCGTGACGGAGCTGACGTACAACGTCACTTCGGACGGGGCTGACATCGTGTCCCCGCCTGACGGGCTGGACACGGTGTACGTGGACTACAAGAAGCGGTGGGATGGGCCCTACAACTCCACCACCAACTCCCTCGTCCCGATGGAGTTCTTCCACTATGCCGCCCACGGCGCCTTTGCCGATTTCCTGCGGTATGATGGGCAGAACGAGAAGGCTGCTGCCGAAGAGGGGTATGCCGAGTCCCTTCTTATGCTAGAATTGGAGGATGTGATGAACCAGCGTAATTTCAATACGGCTGGGAAGCGCATCCGTTCTCACCAGACAACGCAATCACGCCACTCTTCAACCCGCTAAGCTATGGCCAACGCCCGCATCGTCAACACGCCTTCGCAGGCGATTCCCCAGAACAGCACGACGCACGCCCAGAACACGATTAGTTCGACGGCGGAGGCGGTGATCGACTTCACCCTCAATGCCTCCACGACGCACGTTCTGGTGCAGTTCAATGGGGCGGCGGCGCGGGTGACGTTGGATGGCACGACCAATCCGACGACCTCCAAGGGGTTTCTGTACAACGACGGTGCGACGGCCTATTGGCCCCGTCAGACGGCTATTGCGGCCAAGGCTATCCGTGCGGCGGGTACGGATGTGGTGGCTGAGATTCAGGAGCTGAACTACCTGTGACCGTCTTTGAGACCAGTTTGCTGGCGAAGTCTGACAACCTTTACAAGGGCTTCAGCCCGATGGTTGCTGACAAGGTATTCTGGTCTGAGCCCATCATTGGGCAGCCGTACATCAATGTGCCGAATGTACAGTTTACCTTGGTAACGTCAGCCGGTGATCGGCTGGTGGACAGCGCGGCCA